GTCTACCTATGTGGACAGATTGGAAGGTTTCTCAATGAACCTTGACGAATACAGAGCGCATATAGAAGCGCAACGCAAGGAAAGCCTTGCACAAGCCCTAGCCCTACTAAATAAAAAGGAAAATAAATAAATGAAATATATTTTTATTACTCTAACGCTCTTTGTTGCATACACTACCTATATCAATGTCACAGATTACTTATCTTTAAAGAAAGAAGAAAACAAATGAAATTAACATTAACATCAATGGCGGGTAACACTCGCAATATCAACCTATCCACTAAACAAGAGGTTTTTGACTTTATAGAATTGTTTAAGAGTACGCTACAGCCTAGCCAGCGAATGAAAGTAACTTGCGACCTACTAGGTATAGACGGATACCTGCAAGGTGAAAAGAAAATTTAGCAGGTACTACTCGCAATAATTTTGCGGGTACTAGTGCAACTAATTTAGTGGGTACTACTGCGTAGAGATCTCCGTAGTGTGCTCACTATTTATTTATGTTTATTTTTTGTATAGTATGTATCATACATCTGAACAAAATATTCAGATTTTTGCTATTTTGGTTTTTACAAAATTTTTCAGATTTGGGGTATAATGGACGGTATGGGAATATTAGACAATTTTGAAAATGCCTGGGATCCAGAATTCCAATACGAACATACACCTATAAAACAAACAGACAATGCAGGCAAACCAACAGAATATCCAAACCTGGCTGTAAAAATGTTTTCAGATATTTGTTGTGATGGATGTAGTTGCAAAACCTCAGATGCTCACAAACCAGAATAAAAGGTTTTATATTTATAACGGTTTGTTATAGTCAAATTTGCGACGGTATATAAACCATCTCCTGGTTGGCGAATAGTCACCATTTCCCAATAGGACACTTAGCCTTATCTATAAGAGTCTTTAACTTCATAAAACAGCCACACTTCTTACAACTCTGGTTTCCTTTACGAAAGAACTCACATCCCTTACATATCGCCAAACGCTCTGCAGCAATATCTTCTGGCGCTCTAGGAGATCCATTTATAAGATCCCATGGTTTGGCATCTGATGACTTGTCACTTGACATTATTAAATATCCAAACCGTTAACAAACCTACAAGAATAAATGGCAATGCACAAAACAATATCATATCCATATCTCCATTATAGCCCATATAAAGGTTTGGAAGCCATTGTAAGACATATTGGGAGTGTATCCCATATATTGTCTATAGGGGGTTTGTATAACCTCTATTTTCGGCTTTGTTGTATCCCGCCGAAATTAAAAACTGTTTATATTATCTTAAATAATGATATAATAAACCTATTATGACCACAACCGATTGGGCACAATTTATTCTTACTTTGCTTTCAATTGGAGCAATTATTGTTGGTGCTATTCGTTGGTATATTAAAGTCCAGATCAAGCCTATACACGAAGCGGTTTGCGATATTCGTGCCGAAACCAAAACTAACGGCGGAACCAGTATGCGTGATGAAATTAAGGCAATTAAGTCGGAACAAGAAGAAGCCAAGCAACTTCGCAAAGCAACTAGTGATAAACTAGATCATATGTATGATATATTGCTTGAGTATATTTCTCGCTCTAAATAGAGTTTTCCTTTTTCCTTATATATAATATACTTTATATCTTAAAAACTTATTTACAGTATATTCTTTTCTTTATATATTTTAAGTATACACTATCAATACCCTGGACTATTAGGATAAAACGGACATATAGTATAAATCTATTTATAACTCTTTTATAACGATATTAATATATAACTTTTTGTTATCAATCCGTGTATACCTGGCTTATTTAAAATAATGATATATAATCTAAATTGCTGGCACTCAGGACCTTTCTACCCACCCCACTGCTCTTGAGTGTCCAGCCTTATTTTATGGTATAATCAATGATATGTGCTCACCAACAATAGAAAAATTTGGGGCTACCCCAGCAAACATCCAATGGACTGTTGTTCGTGGAGACTATGCTTCATTTACGGTCTCATTTCTTGAAAATGACGAAGTTACAGAATTTGACACAGATGGCTGGGAGTTTTCTGCTACAGCCTACGACCCAAGCACAGACGTACTTGACGAACTAGAAGTTTCCGTTGATGGTTCTGTTATAACTGTGAGCGCTTCAGCATCTATAACTGAAAACTGGGGAACCAAATACAGATCAGTAGTTGCAGAATTATCTTTTGACCTACAGGCAGTAATTCCAGATGGGCTATCAACAATTACCTGGACTCCAGTTATAGGGACAATCTGTGTTCTTGGAGATGTTACTCCAGTGTCTGCAAGAGGTACAATCGGAGGTGTGTCATAAATGATAATTAAGATCAAAGACGTTAATCCTAAACTACCACCACTTATAAAAGTTAACGGTACTATTTTTAAAGTAAAGAAATAACTTATGGCCATATCAAAAAATATGGATGCTCCAAAAACCAGATACTCTGAAGTAATAAAGTCAACAAAGAGCACAGATGTAAGTGGTGCAGAATATATTGCTGTTCCAGGAATTCAAGGAGAAAAGGGTGAGGTCGGTCCACCAGGACCTGCAGGCCCAGAAGGTCCTAGAGGCGAAAGAGGTATTCCAGGTAAAGATGGCAAGGATGGTCCACAGGGTCCGCAAGGCCCTAAAGGAGATCCTGGCAGGGGCGGGGGAGAAGGGTATGAAAGTCCTTCAGGTCAATACCCAGGTTGGGCATATTATGAAAATAAAAATAAAAAACCATTATTTTTAGGACCTGATAGAGGAGATGATGGCTGGGTAAATATTTTGATGGAAGATGATGAAACTAATAATATTTTAAGGTTTCTTCCAGAAGGATCTGTTTCTCTTTGGAATTCAGTTACTCAAAGAATTAACTTCAAGCAACTTAAAGTGGGAGCCAAGGTAGACATTAGATATGACATAGCACTGACTACCGACACAAATAGTACAGAGGCATGGATAAGAACGTACATACCGAAGGTAGAGTCCCCTACTGGATATATCGGAATGCTGAAGTATAAATATCCATACGAAATGTCTGTTAGCCAAACTCTATATGTTGATTTACTAAAGATTAGGTCAGAGGGTGCAGTAATACAGGCAAGGGCAGATAATGAAAGTACGATCATGCTAAAGGGTATGTATATTTCAGTTTCTTGATGGTATAATGGAACAGGAGGATAAAAATGGCATTTCCAAGTACTTATGATTTTAACTACTATCGTGGTGATACGGCACAGTTTGTAGCCCGTCCCAAAAATGCAAACGATGGTTCCTCTTTTGATTTAACAAATTATTCTGCAATTTTTACAATTGCAAATCGTCGTGGTTCTACTGGTACACAGTATGCGGGAACTGCAACGGTAAATGCAACAACAGATATTATTACATGCACAATTACTCCAACCGTTGGCCGAACACTTGCTGCTGGAACATATGTCTATGATGTTCAGATTACAGACACAACTCCAACTCCAGATGTTATATTTACAATACTTACTGGAACAATAACAGTTACAGACGATATTACTGGAGCAGTTTAATGACAGACGTAATATTATCTAATGATGACATTACGGTTTTAGGCCCTCCAGAAACAGTAGAACTTTTAGTAGATATTGGGCCAACTGGAGAAAGAGGAAGTAAATTTTTTGTTGGCACTGGAAATCCAAATTCTCTTACTTCAAACCAAACTATTTTTTCACAAGAAATTTATCTTTATGATATGTACATTAATGCAGCACCTGGTGTAGACTATGGATATATGTACCAATATGTATCAGAGCCAGGTGGAAATACATGGAGCCAGGTTTTAAAAATTTCGCCAACCTTATATTCCAAGAGACACACAGTAACTTTTGCTTCTGGAGAAGCATCTATAACAATTCCTATTGCAAATATTGTTACAGTATCTGGATCACCACTTACTGCATCTAATTTTAATGTTCAGTATAGTATTATGAATACTGCTCCTATTGCATCATCAATAGAAATCCCCGCTCTTGCAGGATCAGGTACAAACCTAGTTATTAATCTTAATGCAGCAAAGTATGCAAGTTCTACATGGTCAAATTTAACAGGAGAGGTAACGGTACATCTCTTTATATCAGTAGTTATCTAACTATGGTATAATTTTGATGAGGTGAAAACATGGCAGCAGAATCAATAGGAACGTTAGTCCCAACAAAAATTCCAGGTCTATCAGACCAAGCAGATATTCAGGCTGCCCTACGTGTATATCACTATGGGTCTTACACTTTTGATACAGCAGAAACAAGTGCTGCAAACCTAGTAAATCCATCTATAGCCTATACAATTAATAATCTTCAAACACAAATTACTGCTATCAGTGGTGGTAGTGCTATTCAGGCAACAAGTTTTAATGCTAAGGGAGATCTTTTATCTGCTTCAGCAAATGATACTTTGTCTGTTTTGACGGTAGGAGCAAACGGAAAAGTGCTTACTGCAAATAGTTCAACAGCAACTGGTCTTGAATGGGTTACTCCAGAGGTAACTGAGGCTAGTACCAATACCCTTACAAATAAAACCTTAACTAGTCCAATAATTAATACAGCAACAATAAGCAACTCAGTAGTTGTATCACCAGAAGAGCGTATGACCGTATCTGCTACAGCAGCAGCAAGCACAGTTAATTTTGATGTTGTTACTCAAGGTGTTCTTTATTATACATCAAATTCTACGGGTAACTGGACTCTTAATATTCGTGGTGCTTCAGCAACAACTCTTAATTCAATTCTTTCTGTTGGTGACTCAATAACTGCTGTATTCCTTGCCACCAATGGCTCAACTGCATATTATCCAACTGCTTATCAGATAGATGGATCTTCCGTTACTCCAAAATGGCAAGGTGGAACTGCTCCAACTGCTGGTAATGCTTCATCTATTGATGCTTATTCTTTAACTATTGTTAAAACAGCATCAGCGACATTTACAGTATTTGCCAGTCAGACTAGGTTTGCATGATACATGTCGCCATTACTAGGATCATTTTCGGGGCTGTCAGCAAAAGCATTTGGAATGCTTGCTGGAGTTTTAAAACCAATTCAGGATCTATTTACTAGAACTACATCTGGATCTTTAGGAACAGCAACCAGTGGACAAAGTTGGGTTGCCACAAGGGGTATTTGGTCTGCTAATGGAACTCAAGCAACAAGTGCTGATGCTGCTAGCAATAATAGTATTGCAAGTATTCCATTTAAAACTGATGCAGTAGTCACGGCTTCTGTATCTGGAGGAACTGGTCCAGTATTCTGGCTTACCGATGCTAATTCTTGGTGGGCTGCAACATCTTATAATACTTCTACAACTACAACATCTACTTTTCAGTGCAACCCTTATTCTTGTAACTGTACTACCCCACCATCTGGTACATACCCAAGTTGTAATTGTGGAGTTACCGAAAGCAACATAACAACCTATAGTTGTGCTAATGGAACTACTCCTTGCGCTGGAAATACTCTTTGCTATCAAGGTTCTGGTTGTAGTGGAAATATTGTAGGAAATACAACAGCAACCACAACTACAACCTACAGTTGTACTGCTTGTGCTACAACTTGTCAAACCTGCTATGAGACTTGTTCTTCATCTACAACAACCAATGATTTTTATTTACGTTTATTAAAATCAGTTAGCGGAACAGTATCTTCTGCAACTTCTGAGATATCTTTAGGATCTGATGCTGCTGCAATTTATGTTGCTACAGTTGGTGATACAATTACAGCAAAAGCATACTCAAACATCAGTATGGCGACTCAAATTGGAACAACAATGACATTTACTCCTACAACACCAAATAAAGGATCTTTTGTTGGTATAATTAAAACAACAAGTCCATATCTACAGGGTTCAGTAGTAGATAATTTTACAGCAAACTAGGGGGGATAAATGACAACGCCATACGATAGACCAGCAAGACCTTGGGACTTATTCAATAAGAACCTTGGAAGAGTTGAAACAGAAGTAGCAGCAGAACGATTTGCTATATGCAAGGCTTGTCCAGAATTGTTGCCTACTGGCAATTGCAAAGAATGTGGTTGCTTTATGTCAGCCAAAGTAAAACTACCCAATGCTTCTTGCCCATTACACAAGTGGGAAGTAGTACGAATATCATACAAGGAAGAGGAATAAAATGACAGATACAGAAAGCCCAGCGTTACCTCCAGTTAAGATTGCTTTTGTTATTGATGGCGAAGTAGTTGATGTACTTCATACTGATGAGCGCCTTGGAGCAATATTTTTAAGTCAACCAACAATAGTAGACGTAACTGAGTGGTACTTATCAAATCCAGGAAAAAATCTTGTTAAGGCAACCTATGACGGAGAATCTTTTACTGAGGTAGAAAATTAATGTCAGAAAAAAGTGCGTGGCAAAAGTATATAGACAAAAATGGAGTAACTCCATTAGATATGCTTAACCCAAAAACAAGAAGGCTGTCTGATGAAGATGCAAAAGTAAGGATGGACATATGTAAAGCCTGTCCAGAATTAATTAAATTAACTTCTCAATGTAAAAAATGCGGATGCCTTATGAATGTAAAAACTAAACTAGAGTCTGCCAAATGCCCAATAGGTAAATGGTAAAACGTTAAAAGAAAAGGTGGAAAAATGATAGATAGCGTAACATATAATGGTACTACTTCTGACATAGAATATGACAAATTAGCACCAGGAATTTTTGTTTATAGAAATGCAATTCCTAAAGAGTGGAATGCTGTAGAAAGAATTGAAGATGCTCTTGCAATTCCAGGAACTAGATTTTCGTGGAAGACAGCAAAGACTGGGTATGATGTTATAGAAGAAGATCACCGCAAATGCAAAGACTGGAAAGTTGATCAAAACATCCTAGGTCCTAGAGACGAATATTCTTCTGATATGCTAGATTTACACAATGATATTTTGGAGTCTTTAAAAAGGTGTATTGAGCATTACAAAAGATTAAACTATCTTGCAGAAATTAGTTATTTTGAATGTGTTAATATTGTAAGGTACGGTAAAGGTGAATACTTTAAGGTTCATACCGATGACGGAGACCCTTATCGTTGCACACTATCAGCAGTTGGATATCCAAACGACAACTATGAAGGTGGAGAACTTTGGTTTCCAGAGTTTGATGTAAAGCATAAGCCACGAGCAGGAGACTTTGTTCTTTCTCCTTCTGCATATGTATATGCACACTCTTCTGAACCAGTTTTAGATGATGGACTTAAGTACTCTTTTGTAATTATGACAGATAGGAATAACCTTGCACATAGAAAAGATTCTCCCGTATATTACTCTGTGGAAGAAAGATCTGAACTCGGACTATCCTAAAGTTCAACAAGCATCTGTTCATAGAGACTATATAAAAGATACATATAAGAGTCATGCATATCATTGTCAACCAATGACTAATGCAAATGTTTCTGGATGGGATTTTATATTACCTCAAGATGTTACTGTTATTTGGGATGGTATTAATGACTCATCCCCTGATCATATTAAAGTTGTAGAAGGACAATATTATAATGGATCAGAACTTGTTAGAACAAATACTGCAAATGGTATGCTTACTTTTAATTTAGGGGTTATCATTGAAACTGACAAAAATCATTATTCTATTTTAAAAGGTTCTCCAAACTATTTTTTTGATGACGCAATTCCTGTTGAAGTTATAATTAGAACTGATCACTATAACTTTCTTGAAAATTTTATTTGTTGGAAAATAACAACTGCAAACAAACCAATAACTTTTAAAAAAGGTATGCCTATAGCACTGTTAGTAAATTATCCAATACGACTTTTAGAATCAACACATATTGGTTTTAAAAATATTGATAGTGATAAAGAAAAAAATGAACAAATTCAAGAATATACAAAACTTAAAGAAGATCTTGGCACAAATTTAAATGATTGGGAATGGACTCATTCTTATAGAAAGTTAATGTCTTTTGGCAAGAACGAAGTTAAAGTAAATTTAAAACCTAAACTAATGGAGCCATAATGAAAACTATTTTTGTTGGAATAGCAGCCTATAATGAACCAGACCTTGTAGATACTATTCTTAGTTGTTTTAACAATGCTAAACATCCAGATAGAGTCCACGTTGGAGTTTGGGATCATAAAAATAATATGGAAAATATTGATATTAATTTAAAAAATGTAAAAGTTGCTCATCTAAGATATGAATCAACCTTGGGAACAAGTATTGCAAGATTAAACGCTATGTCAATGTATGACAATGAAGACTATTACTTACAGATAGATGCACATATGCTTTTTGAAAAAAATTGGGATGAAAAAATTATTAATAGTTTTCAAAATATTAAAACAAAGTATGAAAAGCCAATCATATCTACATATGTTCCTTGGTGGTCTAGAAACGAAGATGGAACAATTAATCATTATTCTTCAGAAGATAATAGCACTGTATGTTCTCCAATGACATATGATCACGAAATACTAAATGAAAAATTCCCTAAACAAAAAACATATCCAGTTGACTGGAATAGTTTAGAATATGCAGAACACTATTGTATATCTGCTCATTTTACTTTTGTTGAGGGAAAGTTTATTGATGAAATATTGCCAGACCCATTTTTATTGTTTGCTGGAGAAGAACCAGTAACAGCAATGAGAGCATGGACAAGAGGCTACAGGATCTTTGCAATTAAGAATCCTATTGTTTGGCATAAGAATAAATTTGATGGAGTTAACCATAAGTTTGATAGACTCAACTATGGAGGTAACAAAGATCTAGACCAACATTATCATAGAAAAGATATTAAGTGTGTAAAAAGAACAAAAGACATACTGACTGGAGAAATCCTCGGATATTGGGGATCCCCTACTCTGGAACTTTTGCAAGATTATGAAAAACATGCTAAAATAGATTTTAAAGACTTTTATAAAAAAATGGGGGAAGTTTAAATGTTTAATCCAAAATTAATTAAAAATTTTTTAACTAAAGAAGAATGCTCTTATTTAATAGATTTAGTCAAAAATATTGATCCTTGGGAAACTGGCGGTGGCGAGTTTTGGAGTAACAGAAGCCTAAATGCTATCAATATATATAACAATATAGATAAAGCAGCAGGAGAACTGCTCTATAAAATTAGGGATAAGGTTTCAGAAGCAATTAAACAAGAATATGGTATAAAGGATAATGTATACCCAGACCTATTTCAGATTGTTAGATGGTTTCCTGGACAAGAGCAGCATCCGCATGCAGACGACATGAAAAATACCGACGGTAATGATTGGTTTCATCACAGACAATTTGGAGCAATTATTTATTTAAATGATGAATACGAAGGTGGTCATACCTATTACCCAGAACATAATTTTAGTATTACTCCAGAAGCAGGAGCATTAGCAATTCACCTAGGAGATGAAGAACATCTTCACGGAGTAACAAAAATAGAAAACTCAATTAGATACACAATCGCATCGTTCTGGACACTAGATAAAGAATACTATGATGGCTGGACCTTATCTTAATGATCCTGGGCATGAGGTCCCAGAAAATACAATCTTAGTTGTACCCCACAATTTTGGTGAAGATGGGTTTTATAAAGATATAATTGAACCTTTAAAAGGACAAATTAAAAGAGAGTGGTTTAATGAACATTATTATCATTGTCTTCCATTAAATATAGG